CGACCGGTAGAGTCCGTTGGCGGCTTCAATCGCGGATAATTGACTTTCTGGCCCTTTTTTGGCTTTTTTAGTCCTGCCAGCGCCGCCTGTCCCTGCCCCAAGCGCCGGTGTTTTGAAAATATCTTCCGCTTTGTCGGTTTCCTTGTTGAGTAATTTTTGCGCGTTGATGTTCTGATCGATCTTCCGCAAGATCACACCTTGCAGTTGCACGGCACGATCGCTGTTGGGGTCGCTAGGCGCAATTGACTGCAACAATCGCTGGTATTGTTGAAGAGCTTGCAGATTCTGCTGTATGCCAGATCGATTTTTCTGCGATGAAATCTGGCCAATGCCTTGGGCAATTTTGTCTACAGCTTGGCCTGTGGCACCAACGTTGAGTGCCTGGCGTGCGCCAAACACGCTTTTTGTGAATCCACCGCCGCGGCCCGCAGCCAGCGCCTGATTGATTGCATCGACAACAGCGATAGCCTGTGAGAAGATCGCCTTCAATGCCGGTGTCAGCACCTGACCAAGACGGCGTGCTAAGGCATCGATGCCATCCTGCAATGTGCTGAGTTTGCCAGACAGCGTGTCAGATTGGGCGACAGCACCATTGGCATATTTGCCGCCTGCACTGGTCAATCTTTGGAAAGCAACTTCAACGGCTTTTGCGCTGATCTGGCCTTTGCTGAGCGCCTTCTGGAGCTCTTCTCCAGAAAGGTTGTACATTTTCTGCAGCTCTTGCTGCACACCCACGCCGCGTTCTTGGAATTGAAGCAGTTCTTCGCCCTGCAGCCGCCCTTTGGCTACAACCTGACCATATGCGGTGACGAGCCCCTGCAATTCGGCGCCCGTGGCACCTGAAGCGTCAGCCAACCTGCGCGTGACTTCCACAACACGGCTGCCTTCAACGCCAAAGGCCTGGAGCCGCTTTGCGGCGTCGATCAATTCCGTGCTGGTAAATGGCGTGACCGCACCAAGCTGCTGCAGCTCCTCGATAATCTGCTTGGCTTGCTGTACGCTGCCTGTCAACACCTGCAGTTTTGGCAAAGACAAATCGAGCTGCCGAGATGGCCGCAAAAGAGCCTGCAAGCTTGCCAATGATGCCTACCAACCCATTAACGCTGGTCTGGGCTTGTTTTGATGCATTATTAACCCGCTCCAGGCTGCGTACAGCACTTTGGCTATTTACCTGTACGTCAACTACGGCGACTGCAGGCACGGTGCTCGACCTTTCTTGAAATCAGTCTATCTGCGCGCTTTGACCCTATCCATCTCGATCTTCTCGCGCTTGCCTTTGACCTCGTAATAGGCGGCGAACATCACGAATTCCGCATCAGTAAGTAGGCAGCGCAGCTCACTCACCGTTTTGCCAAGTTCAGTGGCTAAGAAGAACTCAAAAAAGAGCCATGAGTCCTTCTCTATGCGTTTTTTGCTTCTTCTAGCGATTCAGTGCCGCCAAGCCCAAACAGGAACAATTCCAGCTCGTTAAGAACATTTTCCGGCAGCTCACGTTGCAGCTTTGCAGCATCAGCAGCGGCAAACGCCTTGGTACCATCCTCCAGTTCTGCCATCTGACATAGCATCTGGGTGCTGATTTCCAGGGCCTCATCCGAACCGGCCAGCGTGGTGGCCCGCTTCCGGTCCGCGCGGGTGATCGGCTTGAAATAGACCGACAGTACAACAGCACCATCCGGTCCTTTGATATCAAACCGGCGGCGTTGATTTAAGTCAAACGCCGCGGTAAGCAGATCAACCGGGCGCTGATTGGTGGAGGGCATCAGATGCTAAGTGAGATAGAACCGTTGGTCACGAAATTAATCGTGATCACTTCGATCTCTCCCACTGTAGCAGAATATTCAGCACTTGTCACCAGTATGTCACCGGTGATCTTTTTGCCGCCAGTCTCATCCATGTAGAGCTCAACGCTCGCATTGGCCGGATCGGTGGCGGTGTTAACTTCTTTGATCAGATCCAATTTGTCGCCGGCACCAGGTGCGTCGTACATCACCTCGATGGTGCCCGATCCGCTGATCAGGCCGCCGTTGTTTGCTCGATAAGTAGCACCATGGGCGGTGACATCAAGCGATTCTTTCTCGACGGTCATAGACCACGAGCGCACAGCGGCGATCTCAGACAGACCGCCACTGGAATCTTTATCAAAAAAGACAGTGCCTTGCTGGCCGCGGTAGAAAGTCATGATCAGATGTCCAGAGTGATGGCGCCGTTGGTAACGAAGTTCAGGGTAATGACTTCGATTTCGCCCACAGTTGCAGAATACTCAGCCGAGGTGATAACACCGTCAAAACTGATTTTCTTGGTGCCGCTGGTATCCAGATATAGCTCGAACAGAGCAATACCTTCATCATTGGCAGTGTTGACGTGCTCAATGAACACGTTGGTTTCGTCGGAGCTCGATGCGGTGTAGAGGATCTCGCATGACCCAGAGCCGCTGATCAAACCGCCAACGTTGGCGCGATAAGTTGCACCCAGCGCGGTGGTGTCGAGAGATTCTTTCTCTACGGTCAGCGACCACGAACGGGTGCTGGTGATAGCGGCAGCTGAAGAGCCTGCGTCGTCGAATTTGACGCTGCCCTGCTGGCCTCGATAGAACGCCATGATTACAGATCCTCGAAGGTTTCAAAGGTCAATCTGACCCGTGTTTGGAAGAAACCCTCTGGGGATGGCGTAGCCACCACCTCGGGCCCAGTTGGGGGATCAAAATGGACCCCACTTACAACGATTCTATTGTACAGATCACGAATGCGTTTGCCCACGGTCAGATTCGCACCAGGCCCCACACCTTTAGCTGAAAAAATGTTGATAACGACGACACCCAGCACACTGTTGCTGCTGCCGGTGGTGCCGCCCATCGTCAAATAGCTGTTGTTGCCAAAAGACGTCAGACACTGCACCCAGGTGCCGTTGTTGACTGGACTGTATGCCTGGTTGTGGAAGACGATCGGTATAACCGGCGCTATGGCAAGCTCTGTTGCCAATCTGCCTTCGATGGCAGCACGCACTGTGTTGAGGTTGATCGCAGCCATCAGGATGAACGCGCAATGTTTTCTGCGCTTGCTCGTACGCTAGCTGTGATCTCAGCCGCCACCAGATCTACCCATCCGGGCGGGTTCTTTTTGCTGCCTGTGATGCCTGCAGCTATCCACGATGGCGGAAGATTGGTGCCATAACAGAGCGCTTCGGCATAGGGCAAACTGTTCGAAATGTGATACACGTTGCCCAGCGTTTCTGTCTGGTAATTCTTACGTTGTGGCAGTTTGACAGTCTTCGATACTGCGCCGCCTTCTGCTTCATATTCAACCACAGTGTTTTCTGCGATCACCCAGCTTGACCTGAATCTGCCCTCAAGCACAGGGCTTTCTTCTTTAAGTTTCTGGTCGGTGTTAAACACTGTGACACGCAACAGTTTCTCAAACTGGTCTGCAGCATAGGCGCCTGTCTGTGCCAGATTGATGCGGCGTGTCATCTCAAACCCTCAGAAACAACTCGAATGTGATGGGCTGGTTGTCCTGCTCAATGACGTTGATCTGAATGATCTGATGCACCACGTTGCTGATCACCACGCGATCGGTGAGGCTGGCTGCGGCAGGTAGATCTGCTGCAGCAACAATCAGTTTTTTGTCCTGTTCATGTATCAGCTCGTTGACTTCTTGCTTGCTGACTCGATCTAAAACGCCTTTAATCGCCGTGTCTGTGGCCGTCTCCGTCACAGCACCAGTAGTCGTGTTGTATGCACTGCCAGCGATTTGCCTGTAAGTGATATCGCCGCCAAATTTCTGAACCAGTGTGCTCGCAATCTTTTGTAGCGAGTTAACAAGTGCCATCAGACCCTGTATGCAATGCAAGCGCCATTTTGCAGCTTGATACTGGTAAACAGTCCACGGAGCTCAGAACCCGCTGGGAATGATTCGCCATTAAGGGTGTTTCCCGTCATGTTGGTGCTGATGATGGTGTCAATCTGGCTATTTTCATAGAAATCAATGTGATGAAAACGCCCAACATGAACAACTGTGTCATGAATGACCTCACCACCAAGGGTGTAGTCAATGCCGTTGCCTTGGTGCCCTTTGATGCCCATGATCAGATCTTGTAGGCCACGATTTTGCCTGAAGCCAGCGTCACACTAGTAAAAACACCCTCAATCTCGTCGCCCTTACCCAGGGGTACAGAAGTGAAAGCATTGCCGCTAGCATTCTGGACAATGGCGGTGCTGATCACAGCATCTGCTAATGCATAGAGCTTTTTGAACCGCCCTGTGTGCTCATTGGTGTCGGTGATATATTCGAAGCCGATGCCGTAGTTCCCGTTGTCAGACATGATCAGCTCCGTCGGATCGAAAAATTTCCTGGTCCGCTGATTCTAAGCCCCGTCAGATACCGTTCGAAGATCGGCGGCACTCGGTCCGCACCTGTTGCTGTGGCACTAGCACCTGCAGTGGTCACACTTAGACTGCCGATCGACACGGACTTGTAGTCTTCAAGCCCGCTGAGTGACATGCCGTCTTTATTGTTGTTTAGATAGACAGCCAACACCACCTGAGCCTTTTTGACCTGATCTGGGATCTCGGCGCTGGTGTAATAATCCGTTGTGATGCGGAATGGAAACCCAACGGCGTAAGTGTTGATGTAAGTATCCGGCTTGCGGACACCATCACGCGGCCATTGCAGCGCCTGGGTGTCAGTCGATCTAGCACCCAAAAAACGCTCACGATCAAGCCGTTGTGTGGCTGTATAGAGCGCCCGGTTTTTCTGATCGGTGGTGGCCGATCCCCAAGCGGTCACATCGTCATCTTGCACAAACCCTTCAACTATCAGATCCGCCGCTGCCAGCGTTAGGTAGCTGTTGGCGTTTACGCCGCCCACTGTTGCGTCGATTGTTATTGCCATCGTCGAGCAGTGGTTGGTTTTGTGTTAATTCAAGTTTAGGTGTGGGCTCTGCAATAGTGAAAGAGGCCCCAGCTTCCGCCAGGGCCTCACGATCACGCAGTCGCCTGAAGGCGAACAAACCCATTAGGCTTCGGCGCCCTTAATCACTGCGTAGTTCAGCACCAGAGCCTCACCTGCGGTAGTACCGAGGTTGGAAAGGGTGATGGTGAATGAGCCTGCGGCCACAGCACTCACACTGGCCACATAGGTGCCAGTGGAAGCGCCAGAGCGCACACACACCACGGGAACGTCATTGAGACCCACAAAAGAGTTGGTCACAACAAAGCTCACTTCGGCGCCACCTGCGAGGGAAGCGTCATGAGTGGTGATTTCACCAGCAGGCTTGTTGAGGGTGACCCCAGTAGCCTTGCTGGTCTCTTGAGCGACAGCGCCGCCAGTTCCTTCGGGATAGCCAATCGCCTTTCCAGCGGTGGCTTCAAAAACGGATGCCATGATTAGTGCCTCCTATCAATCCATGTTGGAAACGTTGGTGGCACGCACGACGCCGATGTTCTTCAGCTCGTACACCTTCGACCAGTT